TTAATGACAAGGTCTCTACCTTTTTCGGGGTCAGTAATATCACCCTTGTTTTTGAAAAGAGGGAAAATTTTATCCAACACACCCTCATTTTTAGTGTTGTGTTTAAAACGCCAAAATTTTACACCATCTTGTTCGTTTTCTCTGTCGATAACTTTTACAATGTAAAATTTACGAGAACGGTATTGACGAGCCAATACTTTATCTGACTCCACTCCGGTCATCATTAAACCTTCATGAACTTCATTAAGTGGTGAACGTTTACCTTCTTGTTTAGGGTCATAAAGTTTCACCCAATTTCCGTCTACTTGAACCTCATGGAAGTAAACTTCAACAAATGGACTTCCACCATTTGGTGCCGGTAGAATTCGAATTCGTCTCTCACCACTGCGAGCACCTTTCGGTAATACCGTAGTGAAATACTTTTTCATTCTGTCTTCTTGAGACACCTTGTTACTGTTGCCGCTCGCGGCGTTTTTGTTGTACTGAGCCAGTACTGCTTCTAATGTTGACATAATAATTGATTTTAAATTGTTAAACTGTTTGTATGTAAAGTATAAATAAAAAAAGTCAGACTTCAAAATCTGACTTGTATTTTTTTCAAAAAAAGTTCAAACTCTTACTCTAGAGTTAAAAGATACAATAATTTATTCAATAAACCAACCATCTCATCTCTTAAATTTAAAAGGTCGGTATCTCTTGTTTCATCTAAATCGGATGAAAACTCTATTAATGCATCGACACATGTCTTTATCATGTCCGAAGGATTCATTTCAGATAAATTTATAAGTGTGATATTTTTTGTATCATCATCCAACACAAATCTTCCGTATTTACCCATTGATGATTCTACGAATTCATCAATTAGTTCTCCTAAATCTTCATACACATCACCAAACGCCTTGTGTCTTGCAAGACCTTTGGTTTGCCAATGATTTATTTTTAATTGTGTCTGTAAACCTAATAAGAAATTTATCTTAGAAGCTAAATTCATCTTCATCCGCATTAAAACTATTTCTTATGATGTCAGTAGAATAATTATCGATGTCTTGTTTCGTTAAAACATATTCATTTTTACCTGATTGTGCCATTTCTGGTTGTTTCTGAGCAAAAAACTCTTGTGGATTTTGATTAAATGGATATGAATCTAAAGAACGTAACTCAAGTTTTTCTTGAGGTGTCTTTTCTTTCATTGTGTCCATCTTTTGTCCTAATTCATCAATTTTATTCATTACCATATCCATTTGAGATAGTTTATTCTCTAAATCGGTTAGTTTGGTAAAAACGGTATCCATTTTACCAACAACCTCGGTATTATCAGATTTACTATCATCCAAATCTTTTTTAATCGATTTGGTCATGTTAACTAAGTCTGTAATATCAATTTCTTCAGTGTCATCAACAGGTGTTGACATATCTTCTGGTGTGGGTGCTGCAATATCTTCCGGTGCTGGTGGTGGAACATCTCCTTCCGCTCCCATGTCAGGTGCTGGTGGTGCAATATCAGGTGGTGGTACTTCACCTTGTTCCATTAAAGTCTTTGCATACTTATTAATCGCATTATATCTTGCGAGTTCTTCCATTAATGTTTTTTCTAATTTTTTCATAGTTAATCTTGTAAAAGTTGTCTACCGTCTTCGGTTATAAATTTTTTATTTAATCTTTCAACAATTCCGTCCTTAGACCTAATGACATAACACTCACCGGTCTGTAAATCACATTCCTCTCTTTCCATCCCATCATTTGAAACGGTTCTAATTTGTTTGGGGTTACTCATGTAGTTTTCCAAACTTTTATTTATTTTTTCGTTATTCATGGCTTTTTCTTTTATAAATATCTGTAAAGTTCGAAAACTTACATATTATTCCATTCTGAAATAAACAACGTCACCATCATACAAACCCAACTCAGACATTAATTTAGGTGATAACGCTAAACCATATTTTTGACCAATAGGTCCAACTGCAACAGGTCCTTCCGCAACTATACTTCCAAGACTTGAGTCTAATTGGTAATTTGGATTAACAATAACTTGTTTATTATTCTTTGGATTTTTAAATGTTGTTTTTGCCGTTCTAACCACATCATCAGTTATTGATTTGGATAATTGGAATCTCGTCATGAAGTATCTGTAATTAGACGAACTAATATCTGAAAACTTTATTCCATTCGCAATATTCATACTAACGGTAGGTTCTATTTTGTAATCTTTACCACCCATTTGTACAACTAATCCTCTTAACCATTCTCCGTTATTTTGAATTAATTGAATTGACCTAACTTCATTAAAACCATTATATGGTACACCAAATCTATTAATACCAACCGTTTCGATTATTTTTTCCGCAGTACCACCGTATACACCATATCTGTCAGTAATATATGAAACACCATCTTTCGGATAAACTACATTTTCTTCAGTTTTTGTTTTATTTTCTTGTCTTTGTTTGAATTTACCAATCGCTTTTGCTTGTATTTTATCAAATAAAATCCTATAACTAGCAACAAATGAATCTTTTGGGTCGGGTAGTGATGTATATGGTATTCTTGTACCAGCAAAAGTTGTTGATATCGTATTTGATTTAATACTATGATTTACTTCTGTAATCCAATATGAACCCTTAAACATTGGGATGTTTTTTAAATAGAAGAACATTGTTGGTTGTATCATCACATTACCCATCGATGATACCTCACATTTATATGACGCTTGTTTGTAGTAATCAAATAAACTCACGTCCACATTATGTACACCTGCACCGGATGATGACCTTGATAAATCTTCCAATACTTGAAATGATTCAGAAGTATTTTTTAATGTAGATTGGTCTAAAGTCACACCTTTGAAAATTCCTTGATTTTGGTCACCAAAACTTACCTCAAACGCAACTACCCTGTTTGATTTAGATAAATCGTTTTGTGAAAAACCTTCTAATGATGTAATCAACAAAGGATTGTTATTTTGACTACCAATATAGAAACTATCATCATTAAACTTGTATGGTCTACTATTTGACATATCCAATCTTTTTGAACTTTGTCCAACTAATTGTATGATAATTTTTGGTGTTGCTTCTTGGTAATCAACCTCTAAAAATGTACCGAATAGTGTAGACGCAACTTTTTTAGATGGTGTTATTTTATTTTTATTTGTTAAATTATTTCCATAAAAATTAACATATGCAGGAAGTGCTCTCATATCTAAACCGGTTCCCTGTATCATCATTGATATGGCACTATACAGATTAACTGATGCATTTTCGGGTAATAATAATGGTTTAAATTTATCTATGTTTAGATATAATTTATCTCCAATATCTCTATTCGCTTTATCTAAAAATAGAAACTCTTCAAGTAATAATCTTTGACCGATTGAATTACCGGCCGTCCATTTATCATTAAATGATTTAAATGTGTTGTATAATTCTATTTTGGTATCATCAGTATTATACCCCCTGAATATGTCTATTCTTGAATTTGTGTTTTTAGCTTTAGACGAATCTAATTTCGCTAATTGGGGTAATAATATTGCCATAAAGTGTACCAATCTAACATCAGCACCGTTAGCAATAAGTTGACCGTCATCGTTTTTAAGTATTATTTGATTGGTTAAATATTGTTTAAACGCGGATTTAGTATTCACACCACCCGATTTTCGATATCCACCATAAATTAAAATTAATGACCTATGACTTTTTATGTTTTCTTCGGTTAATCTTATATCATTTATACTGAAGAAATCAAGATAATAACCATCGATATCTTCACCAATATAAAGTTTTATAAAATTTTGATTTGTGGTATTCACATCAGAAATACTAAACGGCTCAGGACTATAAGTGGATAAACTATTGTTAGTGGTTCCACTAACTTTAGTCATACCATAAAGTGTAAATGGGTCGATTTCTTTTGGATTGGCCATACTGAATTTTATCAAATTAGTTGTTGATAAAATGTCTGTGGTTATACTTTCCGCATTTATTTTTTGTCTTTCTTTTAATGTGTTTTTAATTAATAAATCCACATCATTATTATCTCCATCTATTTTCTCAACAACAGATAATTTTTTAAGAATATCTTGGAATTTAGAATAATTTATATTTCTAAATGTTTCATAAGGTATTTCATCATTTAGTTTTTCAGACGCAAAATCAATAAAGAAACTTTCAAAATATTCTAATATCTGAGGACTAAACGTACCAATTAAATCTAATGCCTTTTTATAATTTGCGGTTAAAGAGAATGTATTTCCTGTACTTCTAAAATAATCGTAAGGTGTTGGAAATGTTTGACCACTAAAACTGTCTGTAATGATATCATTTGTATACCATAAAGTTCTAAAACTTAATTCTTGTGAAAAACTAAAAGAACTATTGTTTTGAATTTTTGAATCTTCAAAACCACCAATTGATGGTAGTAATGTATAATTTTTATCAGATGTTATATATTTTGAATTATCCATAAAAACATCCCAATAATTCCTATTTGATTTTTGTCTAACCCTATGTTGTATTTTTTGTGAGGCGGTATCAGCTGAATATGACACGTTACCTAATAAAGGGTTATAAGATGAATAGTCGTTTACTATTTGACTGTATATTGCTTGGTAATATGGATTAACACCAACATTCGTATACCCTGTATATGTTGTACCGGTTGTTGAACCCGTCGTTGACGGTATTACATCTGTATATGGGATATACGTAACACCCGTTGTTGAGCCCGTTGTTGTTGAAACTCTTGGGATAATATCAAAAGTAATATTCTCATCATAGACCACATAAATTGTTGCACCTGTTAAACCAGTTAATGGTGTTTGAGATAATTCAATTGTGGTTGGGTTTGTTATTCCCGTAATAATAGT